ATATTATTTCTAAATACAGATTGACCAGTTACTCCGAGTCCGCCTGTCCTGATTATAATTCCATCTGAGCTTATGGCGCCAGTTACTCCAAGTCCGCCTGATTGAATCTCGACATTATTTCTAAATACAGATTGACCTGTTACACCCAAGCCAGAATTAAATGCTACATTGCCTCTAAATAATGAAGTTCCAGTAATTCCTAAACCACTTCCAAAGTTACCAGATCCCTGAACTCCAAGAGTAGAACTTACATTAACAGCTCCAGTAACTCCTAAACCACCTGATTGTATTTCAACATTGTTTCTGAATACTGATTGGCCTGTTACACCTAATCCACCAGATACATCTAATGTACTACCAATTCCAACTGCAGAAGTAAAATAAGATACTCCTGTAACATTTAATGTCGAAGCAGCAGCTAGGGCACCATTAAAGGTTTTGGCCCCTGCAAATGTCTGATTCCCAGTAGTTACTGCACCAGAAGAACCTGTTCCAGCCGCTGGTATATTAAATGTGTGAGTTGAGCCACTTGAGTTAATTGCAAAATCAGTTCCAGATTGACCTACTGCTAAGTTTTGAACTTGCGCAGTAATACCATTCAATGAAGTTAACCCCGTTGAGAATGTAGTAATTATTTGGCTCAGGTGATTGTCCTCAGTATGTAGCTTAATTGTTCGACCACTTGGCGTTACATAAATCCTAACCACTAATCTATCAGTCAAAGCCAAAGTAGTTTGAGGTACAGCCAACGCAGTTAAATATAAATCTATTGCAGTTCCACCCGTTAATATTTCGGGATTCGTTGAATTAGATGCAATCAATGTTAAAGTAGCACCATTCCATTTATATAACTCTACATAAAATGATGGATTTCCACCGCTTGACGAAGCACTAAAATACGTTTCAAAATTCCAATTCCCTCCTGGGATTTCTAATTGATTCGGGTCGTTTGCATCCGTTATAAAAGATTGAATGTATCCGTTTGCATTAATTGTGAAATCCGTTCCCGTTCCGATAATTGGAACTTTATTTATTTCACGCATTGCAATACCTCCGAATGTACCTTGAGATACTGAGCCATTCAAGTAATAGCTAACCGATGCACCGCCTCCGCTTGTTGTAGGAAAGTTAGCCAAAGAGCCATCACCTCTTACATATTGACTTGCTACACCCGCACCCGTTACTGCTATATCACCACTTGACGTTATTGGACTATTAGCAACTGTGAATGCGCTTGGCATTGTTAAACCAACTGAAGTAACTGTGCCTGAAGGAATAGTAGGTTTGTTAGCTATTGCAGTCGAGCCCGTTGTAGCGTTCCAATCTGCGTTGGGAACAATCTCCCAAACCGCAGCAGTTGATGTGCTATCCGTACAAACATATACGTCTCCATTATCTAAAATCCATCTAGAGCCTACATAAAAGCCCTCAGTGCTATCGTTGTTTAAATCAGGAACAATATTAAATTTATGGTTTACTTCACGAATCAAAGTACCGTTTCCATCCATTACATACTGACTTCCCGCTTCCCATTTAAGTTCGTAACCTACTGCGCAAATTTGAGCAATACCTCCACCCGCTCCCGAATCTATTGTACCTTCACGAAGTCGAGAAGTATTCTCTAATAAAATACCAGCATTATCAGTAAACGCAACATCGTTATTAGTTGTGTTTCCCGAATCAGTTACCTCTTGTAAATTAGGTGTTGTTATGTTAACGTCTATTATTGCCATACTATATTGAATGTTTCATCTATTAAACTAGGTACCGTTACGCTTGTTGTAACTCCGTTTATTATAAAGTTGTAAGTTGTATCAGGTAAAATTAAAGTCCCACCACTTGCAACTGTATCTGAATATGTACCGTCTGAATTTTCAACAGTTGCATCTGCACAACTTGGTGAAGGTGGAACAGGTACAACATCAACAGGAACCTGACACCTTCCATGAGATGGAATCTCGAATCGTATATCCGCAAAATATCCAACTAAATTATCTAATTCTTTGTCGCATCCAAATTGACCTATTGGATCTTCAACTATATTGATATCATCAACTCCGTAATCGTTCCACCAAACACGAATATCTCTAAGAATTAATGAAGTATCGTTTGCATTTTCCCAAACGTCTAGACGATCATCATTGATTCGCTCATAAACATACACTCTTAACGTGTGTACATTCATAGCTCTATTTACAGCCACATCAATAGGCGCAACAAATAACAAAGGATAAGTATTTTCTTCCGTTATGTATGCACTCCGATGATCGTCAGCTTCAAAGATAACACGCCCTTGTAACTGACCATGACCTTCAGCAAATGCTGTGATTGAATCCTTTATTGTTACAAGTGTGTTTATAGCCATACTGTGTCGCTTCTAAAATTACGTTCCCCATCAGGTGCTGTGATTTCTTTATTTGTCGGGTCTTTGTATAATGGGAAATTGTCCTTATTAAGTTGTAAAAATTCTCTTAAATTCCCTTCATGTACCTTTGCAAATTTCAATATATTTGTTCTGATATATTCGACAGCTGCGATTCCCTCACTTGCTGAATAATCACCGCTTTGAGATTGCACACCTTTGTTTGATATTCTAAATGAAAGATTTGGAACAGCATCAAAAGCCGCATAAAATGCTGTTGTATATTTCACGAAGTCTATTAACTCATCCTCTAGTGGAACGGTTGTACCAGCATTAAATTTAACTAGCAAATCCTGAGTAAATGTATAACCTAGAATAGGCTCAATATAAACCTTTACGCTCATAGGGATGTAAGGAGCTAAATCCTTAGCATCTACGTTTTGAGTAATATGTGTTTTGTCCTTTATAAAGGCTTCAGTTACAAAGTATATCATTCTGCTGCGAGTAATTGGTTAATAGTATCCTGGTCAATTCCGTATGCTGCTAGTCTTGTTCTTGCTAATGGCTCGGCTAATCTTCCTTTTGAAAAGTCTCTCATGATTCTCATCATATCCATGTTATCCTTTGTGGATAAGCCTTTAAGATTATCGTTAACACTAGGCTGATTTTCTGCGCTTAATTGCTCAGGTTGTACACCTTCTTTTATTGCTTCTTTTAGTGTAAGTATATCAGTTTCATTAATCGTAAGCTCACAAGGTACACCACAAATCGTAGCAAGTTCGTTAAGGTAGTCTTGTATAGTTTCTCTATTAGAATTTACCCATAACTTCTTAAACTGTTCAGCACTAAACTCAATCTCTTCAGTCGCTCCCAAACTACCCGCAATTCTTACACCCATTAAAGCAGGATTAAGATTGTGCGATATAGCCACCTCTTCTTTATATTCTTTAGATGTTTGCTCGAATAAAGCGTGATTGTCCGTAGTACTTACAACCTCAACATCAGGTAAATTGTCTTTACCATTAGCCTCTACTTTCATAGCTCGACCGTAGTTCTTAGCACCTTTTGCATTGTGACGCATCCCAGCACTCCAAACGTCACGCTCATCAGGTGACATGATATAAGGATATTTGTAGATAACACTCGGTTGTATTCCGTTCTCAATAGCACTTTTATGAAGTAGTGCAATATCAGCTCCTACCTTTTGCCAGTTTGCACTCGATACCCAGTCAGGCATACCGTAAGCACGAAACCCACCAACCCAATTTTTAAGCTCCAAAACTTGCCACTCATCCGTATTACCAATTTTGTAAGGTGTAAAAATAAGTTGACTTGTTGACCTGGTCCAATCTCTAGAATAAAAATAATGTGAAGGTGTATCGTTAAACAAACCGACCTGGGCATTTCTTATGCTTTCAGGATCAACTAGTTTGAAATGTGTATATTTCTTGTATTGCTTTGAATAGTGAACAAGCGCAATTACTCGACCATGCTTAACGAAATCTAGCACTACATTTTCACTAGACTTCTTAAATTTCGACATCGTTTCAAATTGCTTTATAGCTATCTTTTCCGCAACATCTAGAGAATCGTAATCGTTCCATTCGTAACCGTTACCAATTACGCTGTACTTTTTAAAGTTGCAGCACGCCTGGTGCATTGGTGCTGAAATGTATAACTGATTTAAAATCTGAGGATAAAGATTCTGCTCCCCAAACCACACTCCGCCAGTTCTATTAACGTAATCATCTACAAATGGCTGCGATAAATCTTGACCCTCAGTATTGATTGTTCTGAAACATTCTAATTCTTTATTCTCTACTTGTGGCTGTGGTGTTATATCTTTAGTAAACCATCCCATATCAATTCCCTATTTGTGTTGTAACAACTATAAATCCTTTTTGTAAAATCCTCCCCGTAGTGTCTAAAATATCCAACGTAGGAATAGTACTTTCATATACACTATATGACCATTCGCCCTCAATCAAATACACCTCACCATCTAATCCATCTGCGTTAGTGGTTTCAGTTATAACGATTAAATCGTATCTAATATTTGAAGTTGCCTGAAGTGAACAGCTAACACTTGAGCCATCCAAATCAAATTTGTTTGTGAATACTATTAAATAATACGGATCAAGTAATTGTGAACGCTCCGACAAAGTGACACAAATATTATTAACTGTATTTTTTTCTATGACAAAATTACTCATTACTTTATATGTACAAAAAAAGGGGCTTGTTTGTCAAACCCCTTAATTTTTAGCAAATTAAAGTTAAACAGCTGCAATAAGCAATCCTGCAATTATCTCCGCATCTACTTTGTACATCATGTGACGCTCATTTTCTGAAGTCAATGTTACGGGCATTTGTTGACCCGCTGCACGTGTGTTGTTAGTAGTTGTTGAGTTAGCTGACAAACGTAAACCTTGATCGCTTCCAAGCATCCACCAATCGTCATTATTATCTTGAACAACTGCAATTAAATCTCTACGTCCCGCAGCCAAAAGACTGATTGCGTTACGTTTTCTTAAATCAATTCTTCTAAATCCTAACTCACAAGTTTGTGAATAAGAATGTGTATCAGCTACTAAATCACCAGTCCATTCCTGGCTAAACATTGAAGTATCTTTCGGTAAAGGGAAATCTTCAAATTTAGTTCCAACTGTTCTAGTAACCGCTGTTACTTCGCCATCGGTATCAGGTGCTGAAGTTGCTGTTACGGTCAAACCCGTTACATCTTCAAACGATCCGATAAGCGCACGTTTAATCGCTCCGAGGTTATTATCCCCGCAGTCTTTAGGTATTCCCACTAATGGGCTACAAATTGCCATATCTTTCTATATTAAATGATTAAAAAATAGGAGGGCTTTTACACCCTCCGTTAATTAGAATGTATGGAAGTAAATCTCTTCAGCGTTTGTATATGAAGGTTGGAATTTGAAATCTACACGAACTCCAATTTTACGAGACAATGTTGTTTTCATGAAATCAACAATATTGAATCCTAACTCTTCGTCCATTAAGTCCATGATGTTTACCAAGTTATTCCAATAAGTTGCAATGATAACGTTATCAGATGCACCATCAGCTCTATAAACTGGTGTGCCTTGGAAAGTCAATGTAACATTCTCAATGTAGTACAATCCACTTGCTTTGTTGTCAGCAACTGCATCAGCTAAAGCATCGTAAACATTTGTAGAACAAATATAAACGAAGTCTTTTCTACGTCTAACACCTTTAGGTAATACGTTACGTGCTTGCTTTAATTTATCAATTACGTTTGCATCAGTAATTGCAGAAGCAACACCACCGTTACCAGCTGATGGGAAGATAATATTTGGATCAACTACCATTAAAGTTTCCAATCCATCAACACCATTTGCAGCAACTGTTCCAGTGAACGTGATGATTTCCATTTGCTCAGTTAACTCTTCAGCTAATTTGTCAAAGAAGAAATTCATGAAAGCAAAGTTCTGATTGAAGCTATTTGATCCTCTAGCCAATTGGTCAGATACAAATGACTCTTCCAAAGAAGCAACACAAAAGATAGTTGAATACATCAAAGGCTTAACTTCGTATTCTTTTTGTGAAAGCTCTGTGTTATCAAAGTTAGGATCACATGAACCAGCTTTGATTGTAACACCAGTTACATCAACACCACCCAAGTTTACACGATCTTTAACTCCTAACAATTGACGGAATTTAGAACGTGTCTTCTCGTCTCCGATCATTGCTTTACGAAAATACTCAGTAGCATTTGTTGTGTATTCTGCTGAAGCATCAACAACCATAGCCATTTCAATTTCCTTACCCTCTGCTGTTGTCGGGTCAAAAAACGCTTTCTTTGCGTTCTTAAAATCTTCCTTAGAAAGATTAATTGTTTGTCCGTATAATTTTACTGACAATTCGTTTACTTTACTCATTTTATTTTTGGTTTTTAATTGTGTTTATACTATCAGAAATCTTGCGCCAAATTGGACGATTATCTGACATTTCTACGGGAAGCTCTTCTAACAAAGGTGCTTCCAATTCACTCTTTAACTTTGCGATTTCACTCATAAGACTTTCTTGTGCAGCCTCTAATTTTGCGATTCGGTCATCTTCAACAACTGGTGTTTCTTCAACAACTGGTGCAACGATTTCTTCAACAGGCACATCTGCCATTTCTTCAGGTGTTGCTGCTGCAACTTCTTCTACAATTGCTTCTTGTTCAGGTGTAACCTCTTTCTTTTCGATAACTACTCCATCTTGAACAACGTAGATAGTACCGTTAATTAAGTGTTCACCATCAGGAAGCAAGATTTGTTCTTTCTCCATTTTTGATAATTTAATTATTGATAAATTTATTAATGCTTCTATTGAATAAGCATGTTTCTTATTTGCTTTGATTTCGTTCTCCCAATAGTCCTTATTCGTTATTTGTGATAAAACGAAAAGCGTTCCGAATGGTAATCTGCTTTGGTCGAAACCATATTCAGTATATGCTTTATCATCTGCACTTTCTGAAATCCAACTATCCAAAACATACGAAGGAGCTGTACTACCTTTATGCGTATCTTTGAATAAATCATCCTTTTCAAGCGTTCCATTAGACAAAGCAATTTCGTGCATCTCTTTAATCGTCTCAGATGAAAAACGCATATTGTATCGTCCTATTTCATCGTCCCGAAATATATCTTTATCTGGGACCAATAAAGGAGCGCAAACTTGCATTAACTCATCCTTAGATAAGTAAGCATTTAAAGTTGTTGCTTCGTAATCATCCAACCTAGCTACAACTTGCGGCACGAATCCAACACGCCTAACTTCATCATCTTCGTAATCTTCAAAGTATATTTGACGCTTCCATACGTGTCTGCATCCATAAGAGCCTTTATAGTCGAATATACTATAGTTTCCAAACTCAGGATTTGATAAACCGTTTGTGATTTCTTCCTCA